CCCCCCCCCCCGTTTTATACCTAAGCATGAATTACCCGTCGTATTTGCAATGAATAACTTATTAACTCATTTCGTTTTAAATAAATAAGGAGAATATCATGCATGAGATAATCGAAAAAAAACAAGAGCTCGCCGATATTTCAGCCGATTACAAACAGGCAGAAGCAAACAAAAATCTAATGGAAAAATTCATGGGGTTAGCATTGAGTCGTACAAATGCATCAGACTGGGTGCTGCAAAACAACAAACCATATTTACAAAGTTCAGGATGTGAAAAACTGATGCCAGTGTTTGGAATTTCAATAAAAAATATACACTCAAAAAAAGATGAATATGAGGATGAAGAGGGAAAATATTACATTTATACCTATGAGGGCGATTTCAGTTGGCGATTCGGCGGACTTGAGGCCACAGGGACTAGGGGCTCAAGGGATAAGTTTTTAGGAAATAAACCTTTGCCTGAAATCAATGAACCGAATATAAAAAAAGCAAGCTATTCAAATATGCTTGTGAACGGAATTACTCGATTATTGGGAATAAGAAATTTGACACGAAAAGAGCTTGAAAAATATGGCATAACCTTTGAAGACGTAGCAACTGTTGAGTATAAAACAACCGCAGCAGAAGATAGGCAAAAACAAAAAGAAATTGCTAATATGCTATTAACTATAAACGACCAAGACCAGGAAATGGCAAAGAAAGATTTGTTTAAATTAACCGAGTTTACAATGAAAGATGGGAAGTATGTTTCGGGGGTAGACGGAACCGAAAAGCTAATGGGTAAAAGGCTTCAATTTACTTACGAGAAAGTAAAAAAGGAATATAAAATATTTCAAAATAATTTAGAGGAGTCAAAAAATGGAACGAATAGAAATCCCTGATATAAAAAAAATATATGACGATTACTTAATAAGTACAACTAGTTCATACCCTGTGCGCTCAAATTATATCTCAATGATAGGGGATGAATGCTTGCGAAAATTAGTTTACAATCGTACCCATTATGAAGAAAAAAAGCCGATTTCCTTAAGACTTAAAAAAATTTTTGATGAAGGCAAAGAACAAGAGCAGGCATTTACTCCGAAACTTAAAAAAGCATTGCAGAACGCAGGTTATGATTTGGTTTGTGAGCAAAAACCCCTGGAGATAAAAAAATACAAATTGTCAGGAAAGATTGATGGCGAATTAATTTATAATGGGCATAGAATACCGGTCGAAATAAAAACCTGCTCCCCTCATTCTTTTGATAATTATAAAGAAGTTGCAGACTTTCAAAAAAAATCCTGGTCAAAAAAATATCCGGCACAACTCCTTTTATATATGTACGCAAACAATTCGGAAGCGGGAATATTTGTATTGAAAAATAAAAGTAATGGCGAGGTGAAAATTTTTGTGATGTATTTAGTTGATTGGCTTGATTATTGCGAAGAATTGCTGCAAAAGGGTGAAGCTATTGAAAAGCATATTGCTGAAAACACATTACCGGCAAAAAACCAAATATATGAAAACTGTATGAATTGTGAATTTAACCATATTTGTTTGCCTGATCTTGAGACGAAAGGCTTTGATCTTTTGCAAGATAAAACGATTGAGTCAAAACTAGATAGATTGATAGCACTAAAAGTGGCTAAAGCTGAGTATGAAAAAATTGATAGGGGCTTGAAGCCCTTGCTAGATGGCCAAAACGTAATGATTGGTAAATATTATATAACCGGAAAATATATTGAGCGCCGAATGCCGGCAAAGCCTGAAACGAGCACCAAATTTTGGCAAAAAAAAATTGAGGTAATTAAAGGATAATTCTATGTGCAAAGCAATGTTACAAAATACATCCACATTAGTAAAAGTTATAAAAAAAAACATTATGGTCAAAAGAGAAACATCTACTTTTTTTAGACGGAAAAAGCGATACAAATATAAAGAGACTTTAGGGGCTGAAATTATGCCACTTGATACTTTGCTAAAATTTAAAAAACCGGTCATTGTTTTAAACAAGAACATAAAATTCTTGAATGGAATGGAAGAGGCGGATAAGCAAACCTCGTTTTTATCCGAATATAATAAGGCTCAAGTAGAATTTAATTTACTGAAGAAATAATAAAAGGAGAAAAATAAAATGCTAGATTTTAATAATAAAGAACTTTTGCATAAGGAAATTGAATTAGAGCAAAAAAGAAAAGAGGGCAGAAAAATGTTTTTAGAAGGCGAGTTTACAAACTTACCGGTAATAATCGATAGCTTTGAAATTGTCGAAGCTGCCGGTGTGCAAACGGTTAAAATAAAATTTGTGGTTGATGACCACAAAGAAGAGCAAGGCTCTGTTCATTTTGAGAATTATCAACAAACAAAAAAAATGGAATGGAAAACCAGAGCTTTGATTCTTGCCTGTGGATTATATGAAAAACAAAAAATCACAGAAGATCAAATAAAAGAGCTCTATCATGACGGTGAAATACTTGTTGACGAGGTTAAATATGTTTTCAAGGATTTTAAGTTTGATAAATTAGTAGGAAAAAAATTATTGATTAATACCAAAATTAGTCGTGGTAGAAATGATTTTATATATACCAACATTTCTTTTCATAAGGAAATTAAAAAGACAGAAGAAATTTTTGTTGAGAAAGAAAACACAGATTTTTATTCTGAGGCAGAAGCAGCAAAAATATAAATATGAATGTAAAAAAAATAGTTGCTGAATGGTTAATTAAACATGGTTACGATGGTTTGGTATCAAATAATGATTGTTGTGGTTGTAATTTAGAGGAGTTGTTTTTTTGTGATGAAGGGGGCTGTAATTGCCTTCCTGCATATCAAAAACCCTGCACAAAACAATGTACCTGTGATGACCCTGGGGGATATCACTACCATATGGTCAATAAGAAATAAAGAGAATATTAGTTTTGGGTTGCAGATAATATCGTTGGCGGAATAACTCAGTAGTTATAGTGGCGTAGGAACAACGCAGCCCCAGGTTCGATTCCTGGCTCCGCCGGCCAACCAAGGTTATGAAAATAAAAAAAGAAACAGGTTTTTATGACACATCGGGCGTTCCCATAGAAATTGGAGACCGAATTATATTTGATGAAAGGGTTTCAACGATAAATAAAGATAGCATAGTTCGCATGCTAGGAATATTAAAATTTGGGCATTTTTTGTATGGATTCAATGAATACCATGGCTATTATTTAGAGACAACAAAAAAAAACTGTGATAATTTTCCCCTTGTTGTACCAATCAATTTTTTAGACAAAATAACGGTTTTAAAAAAAGGTGAAAACTAAATGAATAAAGTAAACTATAAAAACTATATTTTACTTTTAATGAATAAGGTAAATTATGTCAAGCGATCTTGAAAGACGATTTGAAACAGTATATAAGCTTCTAACGAGAAATAAAAACATTCCTATATATATTCGAGAGTTCAAATTTCATCCGGATAGGAAATGGCGTTTTGACTTTGCTTGGCCGAATTACAAAATTGCTGTTGAAGTGGATGGAATGGCTTGGCAAGCTGGCGGAGGAAAGCACAATACAGATCGGGACAGGGAAAAAATAAACAATGCTATGCTTTTAGAATGGCATGTTTTTAGATTTTCGGGAAAGCAGATAAGAGAAGCCCCTGAACGAAACATTAATATGGTTTTGGATTTGTTAATTTCGAAAGAAAGAAAAAATTTTATTGAAGAGGAAAAAGCAAGTTTTTTTGCTTTTATAAGAGGGATGTTTATATGCGAAAAAAACAAAGTAACGACCGAAATTATTAAAAAAATTTCGGCTGCTATTATTAATTATCCTTTTACGAGTGATCTAAATTATTTAAAAGAAATAAAGAAAGAATTCATCAAGATGGGGTTTGTCGGCGGTGCAAGATTTAAAGAGGAACCTTCTAATTTTTGTTAGGCTAATTAATATTTTTTATGTTTTATTCCATTTTTTATCGAATTTTTTAACCCGTATACCTTTGATCCCTTTTGTAAGTCCATAGTCAAAAGAATCGCTCAAAGTACAAATCAGTTTAATAAATATTTTTTTTGCTTTAATATCTTTGATTTTCTCTAACTGAGGATAAAATTTGTTCAAAGCTATTTTATTTGCAATGTTTGTCATTGCATCCAAAATTATTTCTATCATTTTGATTCGAGTAAAGATATAAACAAATGCTTGCCAGAAGCCAAAAACCAAAGCCCCGAAAATAATAGGGCTAATTAATATTAATATTTTCACATAATCAAAGCCTTGCAAAAAAGAAAATACTTGCTCAAGATTCATTTTTTATTACTCCTTTTATCATCGCACTTAAAATTATTCGTATCGTCTAATCTTACGATTCCATATAATAGTGCCATAATTATTATTGTTATACAAATAATCATTAGTACTGCTTTTACATCCATATCAAAAATCATAGCTTTATTCCTATATTAAACATAGTTTGCAAATATCCGAATTCTCCCCTATTTACATATTCTATTTTAATACCTGGCGTTATTTTGTAAAGTTTTAAGCGGGGATTAAAAAGTATACGCAATTCGTCTTCGTCAAGAGGGTGTGTCGCAATTATATAATACACAGTTGCTTCATAGTCAAAAATAAACCATCTGCACTCATCTCTTAAACGAAATGAATGCAAGTATCTATTTTCTCGAAAAATCAACCCATACGAAAATTTTAGCGCTCTGGATCGCCAGAATTTATTATCCTTAATCAAATATAATCCAGACCCTATTTTCCAGTCTAATCTTGGGGCAATTTTTAAAAGCTCATCTTCTCGATATATAGCCCCTGCCCAAATATCGGTTTTCCGATTTAAACGATGATGCATATTCAATCCGGATTTGATAACATTTCCTCGCTCTGTATTCTTTAAGCCTGTATCTGTTGAAAATTCAAGCCCTTTATTCCCTGAATATTTATATTGATGTTGAAATGCTTGCGTATATCTATTTGATTGATCGTTGAACTCTTGAAAATCATAACTAAAATTTAGTTTTGTTTCTGATTCGCCCGCAAAAAGCTGGCTTGAAAAAATCAGTAATATTAAAATTGTTTTTTTCATTGTTATGCTCCAAAAAAATACTGGATCGGATTAAAGGCAAATTCGTCTTTTGCCTTCTCAAACATAATTCCAAAATGAAGATGAAGATTCTTTTTCGTTGAAGCTCCTGTATTCCCGCAAATTCCTATTTCTTGCCCTTTCTTTATCTTTCCTTCTGTAACAAGAAACTTTTCCAGGTGAGCATAAAAGACAAAAAAGGTTAATTTGTTTACAACAAATATTTGATTAATCCATTTCCCGTAGCCTTTGTCTTTATCATCTCGCACAAAAATAATTTCTCCGTCATGAGCCGCTCTTATTTTTTTGTCATTTACAGGCGCAAAATCAACGCCAAAATGCATGCTTTTTACTTTTGTGATCGGATGAACTCTCTCACCAAAAGCTGAAGTTATTTTGGCCGCTCGCATAGGGAACCCTAAGCTTATCGGATATTTTTTTTCCTTAACTACGCAAAATTTCATTTGTTTTTATACCTCAATCAAGCCGCCTTTGAGGTTAAAAGATGACTTATTAATATATTGATATTGTCTTTTATGTCTTTAATGTCTTTTTGCATACTATCATCTCGTATTCTTTGAACTTTTACTATAGTGCTTACATCTTTTCGTAAAAGCATTAATAATATCGTTACCATACCGGAAGTAACCAATGCAATTCCTGACAAGCCATATTTTGTGCCAATGCTTAAAATTAGTTCCCAGGGCATTATTTCTTATCCTTTCTTCTATAAACAGAATATTTGGGATATCTTGAAGCGATACGTTTATCGAAAAACTTAAACACCAAAAACAGCGCAAGAGATATAAGTAATACAATTAATATTAATAGTATTATAACAGAAAAAAAATTAATTACGCTTAATGTATTAATTTTAATCCCCTTTTTATAAAAATAAAATCATAACCTTCATCTTATTTTATACTTAGTTGTATTTGTTCTGTTTCCCATTCTGCTGTGCTATCTATATTTTCAACGCATAAGAAACCTACATCATCCTCTTTAATTCTGAATTGAGCAACTAAAGAAGTTCCTATATTTGCGCCTGAAAAGTCGTTAGTCGCTTTAGAAAATGGTTGAAGCTTGTAATGATTGCCTGTTCCGGAAGAAACAAATACTTGCGTAATCTCAAAAGCCGTTTCTGTTACATTTGATATAGTATATTCCCCCTTATAATTCGATGTATCTTCAATAATTATCCTGTCTCCATTTTGATATCCATGCGCTAAACTAGTATTTACTGTTACTTGTCCACCTCCCGCATCTACAAAATCCGTAATTGTATTATAATAATTCCCCCTCGCAAAATAAAAATTTAGAGTTATGTTAGTTCCACTCGAGACCGTTCCTGTTATAGCTGCTATTGTTTGAATTATAGTATTCTCAGTTCCATTATACCGAATAGTACCATTTTCAGATACAGAAAACCGCTCTGCTAAAAGTGCGTTATAAGTAGCAACCATTCTGCTCGCTTTACTTTGATCTAATAATGTTGTTACTCCACCCTGGCCAAGCGCATTTATATAAGCCGCTACCTCAGAATCGGGAATATTTGAATTTGCAGAAAATTTAAACACTGGGTATGATTGATCTAAACTACCAGGAGCGAAAGTATTATCAGCAACCCCCACGTTCGGGTTTCCTATCATCGTTACTCCGGAATAATTTCCGGTTGGTGAAAAATAAAAAGCATATTCATTCGTGCTTGGTGAAACATTTCCTAAACCAATAGCTGTAGCGCCTATATTTCCATGAAATGAATAATGAACACAATTTGCGGTATTTGTTCCTTGCTGTGTTCCACAGACCTGAATAGAAATCAATGGGGAATCTATAAATTTATGTCCATCATCAAAACCGGTAAGTAACACCGCATTTAGTTTTGGACCCGCTTTATCAAAAACAAACCCATGTTTTGATTGAGCCACTGTATCAATAGCCGCAAAAAGCCCGAAAAAGGGAGCAGAAAAATGCCCAGCCCGTCCGTCTGGCATAGTGGTCTGTAAAATGCACGTCTTTATAGACGCAACGACGGTGGGTGATAAGCTTGTGGAAAAGATTGCGTCTCGATATGCCCCTGTCCCGTTATGAATAATAATACAATCTTCCAGTGTTACCCCACCTGTAATTTCAATTCCTTTATTCGTTATAATTGTTAAGCCTTCTAGTGTTGTGTTTGAGCTACATCTCAAAACATCATTTAGCACAACAGCAGGCAAATTTGCGTTTGCTAATACATATTTAGTATTTGCCTCTAATGTGATTATACCTCCAACGGCTGCGGGAAATTCATTACCCGAGATAATATTTACAACATTTTGTGCTTGATTAGCCAGGTCAATAGAGGTCGTCCCGTTTTTCCTAAACCAAAGCTGTCCGTTTCCGCTCGCCTGTGTCCATATATCACCGATTTCTGGCGCTAGAGGCGCAACCCCATTTCTAATCCTAAAAGAAGCTCTATTTGTTTCTGAACCTTTGATATCAAGAAAAGCAGTAGGCGCTGTTTCTCCTATGCCAAATTCACCAGTTCTCAAAATTGTAGCGTTGACCGTTGCATTATCACCATCGTATGCTCGGAATACGACGCTACCTTTTGAGGGTACCCCCGGATCAAATTTTGAAGTAAGGATAAGATTACCCCCTTGCGATGACCCTGTTTTTCGGTCTCCCATAAGGAGAATGTATGATGAAAAGGAGGAGCTTCCGATTTCAAGCTGTGCGTTATCCGTTGCCACATAAATCTTTTTGCCCTCATCTAAAATTAAATTACCTAAATTTCTAAGGGTTGAAGAATTAAAATACATATTTCCACCAGACGGATTTAAAATTAAATTCCCAGCGGAATTTACCTCACCCGTAAAATAATCAATCCCATCGGTATGTGTTATCGCAAATTGCGGACCGGTTGAATTTAATATTTCCAACGGATAATCCGGATTTGTTATTCCTATCCCCAATTTTCCATTCAAAATAAATAAATCATTGTTTTGTGTAATATCAGAATAAAAATAATTTGCAGTTACATAATTTTCAGGAATAGAAGCAGTAACAACACCTGGAAATTGTGGGATTAATTGGTACGCATTAATAGTTGAACTTAAAAAAAAAGCCAATAAAAAAAAAGATATGCATATGTTTCTTTTCATTTATTATTGTCTTCTTATCGTTCCTAAAAATATATTATGGGTAGAATCTATAGCCTGCAACAGAATTTTATCCCCGTATTCAAATGTTGTTTCCGGATTGTTTAAAACATATTTTTGAACAGATTGAAAATTTTGAGTATTAGGCCATTTCACTTTTAAAGGCGCCCCAGTAAAACTTGTAATAAAATAAATACCCCGGGCCTCTATTTCAACCTCAGTAACAGAATTAACATTTACAGTAATGTTTTTGCCATCGATAAACTCATATCCATTAGCAAACAAAGAAATATTTAAAACTAAAAAAAGGGATAATATTAAAACAGTTCTCATAAAATCTCCTATAATTTGATATTTTCACTATATCATTTTTATGATTTCCTGAAAAGGGAAAATTAATAAAAAAGCAGAGCATCATACATTTATGATGTGTCAATTTGTAAATTTAAACATATTTTATTAATATTTCTATATGGCCTTTTTAAAACAGTTTGGATTAGATAAAAATTTAAAACCCCAAAAGGCTATTAAGCAATTATATCCGGCATCAATAGAGCGGGATTATGAAAAAGAATTACTGAGGATTGTTAATTTTATCTATCGTGATATTCGATCTAAATTTATTTTGCCTGAAATAAAGCAAGGGATAGTCAATTTGCGCCAAATCCGGAAGGATGATTTATCTGAAGATGTAGCTCGCTTAATAGCTTCTAGCAAAGTCAATTTCAGTAATAATTTTACTGAAGATTTTTTAGAGCGGACGACTGAAGAATTTGCCATGGCAACATCTGACTTTAATCGTGCACAAGTAAGAAAAGTAATCGCTTCTATTGTAGGCGTTGATATTTTTATAAATGAACCATGGCTATTAGACGAATTAAATATTTTTGCTAAAAACAATATTTCTTTAATCAAATCCATTCCGAACCGTTTTTTTGACGAAATAGAAAATATGACTTTTCGGACATTTCGGGAAGGGCTAAGACATGAGGCTTTAATGAAAGAATTAAGACGGAAATATTTAAAAGATCGAAACCGAGCCCGTTTAATCGCAAGAGATCAAATCGGCAAATTAAATGGACAATTAACTAAATTGAGGCAAACAAATATAGGCATAAAAAAATACACATGGCGTAATGTTGGAGATAGAAGAGTTAGGGGGAATCCCTTTGGTTTATATCCTAGAGCTGAATATTCTCATTGGGATAGAGAGGGTAAAATATTTTCTTGGAAAAAACCTCCTGCGGATGGCCATCCAGGGGAACCTATTCAATGTAGATGCTGGGCGGAACCAATCATAAAATAAATTTTCCGCAAAAAAACCTACACAACAAAATTCTTCTAAAATCATGATCATTTATAAAGATAAAAAAACGCCTGTTTTTTTCATAAAAAGATATTTACAATAAGAAAATTTTGTTTTAATATTATGAATATGCATACAAGATATGACCAGATAAAAATAGATGGTAAAAAATTAAAAAAAGATTCATTTGGTTTTGTCAAATTAAATGCCAATTTGACCAAAACGGGGATATTTACATATTTAAAAGAAGATGGCTCCATTATTAAAGAATTAAGGCACCCTGATGAAGTTTTTAAAGAAGATAGTCTTGAGACTTTAAAGCAAAAACCAGTTTCTAACGAGCATCCATCCGTATTTATAGATTCTGGGAATATCAAAGATCATATAGCCGGGGTTACGGGAGAACGAATAAATATACTTGATTCGGAACTTGTTAATTCCAATGTAACTATTTTTGAGGAAAAAACAATCGATGACGTCAGTGATGGCAAGCGAGAAATTAGTTGTGGTTATAATTGCGATTTAGATTTTACTCAAGGGGTATACAAAGGAGAAAAATATGACGCAAAACAAAAAAACATCAAATATAATCATGTGGCAATAGTTGAAAGGGGAAGAGCCGGTCGAGAAGTAAAATTGAGATTTGATTCTAAAGATTCAGTGTTAGTTTCAAAAGAAAATAAAAAAGAAGGAGTGGATAGAATGGATACTACAAAAGACAAGGATAGTAACCCAGATGAAAAAATGATAGCTACAACTAAAAAAGATCAAGAAATCGAGGCGTTAAAAAAGAAATTAGATGAACAAAACAATTTAAATGACAAAAAAATGGATTCTTTAAATGCTAATTTGGATCATTCAAAACAAGAAAACATGGAATTGAAAACAAAGGTTGAGAATTTTGATAAAAAACTCGATTCCGAAATCATAAAAAAAGTAAATAAACGAATAAAACTTTATGATGCGGCTAAGCTTTGTTGTGATGATGAGACTGTTGGCAAATTAGACAAAATGAGTGATATTGAAATAAAAAAAGCAGTTATTAAGACCCAATGTAAAACAGATTTGGCAGAGAAATCAGACGTTTACCTTGAAGCTAGATTTGACATGGCAATAGAAAATCTTGAGAAAAAAGATAACGAAGAAATCGGAGAACTGTTGTTAAGGTCGAAAACTGATTCCCGTGATGCTGATTATCGAAAAGAATTTGAAAATCGTCTTGTTGACAACTATAAAAGCAATTAAGAAAGGAAAGAAAAATGCAGAGCGTATTTAATAGACTCCCAGAAATCGCATTGCCAGGCTTATTGGCTGATAATGCAGATAAAGATATTGTTAGTTTAGCGGCTGAAGACGAAGTGCCCTTTGGGCGTTTCTTGGCAGCCGGAACCGATCTTGATAAACAAGCAAAAGTACCAGCCTTAGCAACCGACATTACAAATCTTTTGAAAAGCAGAGGCATTGCAATTCACAAATATGATTACGTTGAAAATCCTAATTTAAGTGAGCCAGGCAATGCAGACAAAGATGTTATTTCGGCTTTAAGAAAAGGCAGAATATATGTACCTGTAGAACAAGCCGTAACGCCAGATGATCCGGTTTATGCTCGTTTTGCTCCTCTCGGTCAAATTGTTATATTAAGTTTTGATGCTGATTTTGTTACGGACAATGACATTGACTTGAAAATTAATGAGGTTGCAATCACCACAGTACCTTTCAATGGCACTCACGCTCAAACAATTGCTGATTTAGCTACTCAAATTCAAGCAAATGCAGATGTTGTAAGTGCTGTTGCAGCGGCGGGGCCAAGAACTGTAACAATAATAGCCGCTAATCCGGCAGTCCCTATTTTAATATCAGATATAGCAGTAACAGGTGGAGCGAGTCAAGCGACTGGTTCTTTCGCAGAATCAGAGGCTGCTAAACCAGCAACTGATAAAGGAAAATTTAGAATTGATGATGATAATGGCAGTGCTGCTTTAGTAGCCGCAAACATGAAGTTTTTGACTTCAGCCGCAGCTGGTAAAAATGCCGTGCTAGAAATAAACCTATAATAAAGAAAGGATTTGACATGTATATACAACAAACGAATTTAGACGCTCAAGACACTCTATTTTTTAATAGAGAACTAGAAACTATTGACAAGCGAATGTATGAAGTTAAATATCCAAATCGCCAATTTGCGGAAGGAAAAATTATCCCTATAACTAAAAACGCTAGTAGATATGATAAAAAATATACTTATCGCATGTATGATAGGGCAGGAATTGCAAAGATTATAAATAACTATGGTAAAGATTTGCCCCGTGTAACAGTAAAAGGGAAAGAAGAGAGTATTGATTTGAAGGACTTAGGAGATTCTTTCGGATATACTGAAGATGAAATACAGGCAGCACGACAAAACGATAAACCACTTGAAATGCTTTTGGCTTTGGCTGCAAGGGCTGCTATCGCTGAAAAATTAGATGCCATAGGTCAATCTGGCGATGCAGAATATGGGATAAATGGACTTAAGCAAATTTTGGAGAATTATGCAACTGAAGTTGTTGTCCCTGCCGATGGTAGCGGATCAAGCAAGTTGTTTACCACAAAAAGTTTTCTTCAAATTATACGGGATTTGAATGCTCTTGTTTTTGCTATTGTAAATAATACAGATGAAGCAGAAATCCCGAATACTTTATTGGTGCCCTTGACTACTTATAGTTTAATTTCTACAACATACAGGACAAATACGGACAATACTGTTGAGAAATTATTTTTGGCGACCAATCCTTATATTAAAGAGATAATCCCTGTTTATCAATTAGAGACCATGGGTAGTGGTGGGACGAGAAGAATGGTTGCCTATGATAAGAATCCCGATAAAATTTCTTTTGAAATACCTGTACCTCTTGAAAGACAAAATCCTCAATTAAGAAATTACGAATGGATTAACAATTTACGCGCTCGTACCGGTGGCGTATTTTCACGATATCCATTATCATTAGCTTATGCGGATGGTATATAAGTTATTCAGAAAGGAAAATCATGAAAAAGATAAATAAAACTTTTTTAGTAAAAAACAACAAATCAAAACTTTTTATTTTTCTAGTTGCACTAGGGAAAGAATTGATAGAGCAAAAATTATCAATAGGAATCAGCGCTATCAATGAAGAGGCTTTTAATCAAATATCTAAACAGGATCGCTTTAAGGAATTGATTGAAAATGGAGATATTCAATTAATGGCCAGCAAAATCGATGAAGCAGAGACCGACAAAGAGAAAGAAGCTGAAGCAGAAAAAATGCTACAAAACATAGCAGAGGGAGCTACTGAAGATTTAAAAGAGTTCAATGCAAAAGATTCGGTTCGTTTGGTAAAAGAAACTTTAGATTTGAAAGTATTGAAAAAGTGGGTTGAAACAGAGGAAAGAACAACTGTTATTAAAGCTATAGAGGCACAAATAAAAAAATTAACTACTGATGAAGAAGAAAATAAATAAGGTGTTAAATGACGGTTACACCGGCCAGTATAAAACAAAGGTTTCCGGAGTTTGAATCATTAGACAATTCCTATATTCAACTTTTTATTGATTCTGCCCTTTTAAATGCCAATTGTGATTATTTTCAAAATGGCAAAGATCACGCAGCTTCTTATTTAACAGCACATTTGCTTAAAATTTCCCAATCAAACGGAAGCGCTTCTTTTGTTACCAAAGAAAAGGTTGGGCAACTTGAGCGCAGCTATTCATCTCCCCCATCGATGAAATCCGAATTATCATCGACAGCATATGGGCAAGAATATTTGCGTTTTTTAAGAACGTATGCAAGTAGTCCTTTTATCGTATGACCAAAGTAATAGATACCGATTTAGGGTATAAAAAATTCATGGCCGGAATTAATATATTGAAAAAAAAGCCATATGTAAAAGTCGGATTGATGGCTGATAAACCACATAAAAACGCAGACATAACAGTAGCGGAAGTAGGGACAATTCATGAATTTGGTGCTCCTAATGCAAATATACCGGAAAGAAGTTTCATGCGAAGCACTTATGAAGAAAAGAAAAGTAATTGGCTAGAAGAAACAAAGGATTTGGCTAAAAAAATAGCAGACGGCAAAGAAAACATTAGCCATTCTTTGGATATATTAGGGCAAATCATACAAAAAGATATTAAAACAAAAATTAAAAGCGGTGAATTTGTCCCTTTAAAACCTAAAACAATAAAAAGAAAAAAAAGCGACAAACCCTTGATTGATACTGCGCAAATGCTTAATTCCATAAGACATAAAAAGGTAAGGTAATGAAATGACCTTAATTGATAATTTTGTAACAGATATTATAAACATAACTAGATTTGAGGCAGGGAGTTTAGTAAAAGGTAAATATGTTGCCGGAGCAACTAATAATTTTGATATAGAGGCAGCCGTTATCCCTATAAGTGGCAAAGAATTAGTTTTATTACCGGAAGGCGAAAGAACTAAAGAAATGATAGTTATCTATAGTGATGTTGAATTATTAACGGTTAATGAAAAGGATTTTAAAAAAGCGGATAGGTTATCATGGAGAGGGAAAGATTATGAAATACACAAAGTCGAGGATTGGACAAAAACAGATTTGCCTCATTATAGAATTATTGCTATGAAATTAGAAGAAAACGAAGGGATTCGACCTTTTAAATGATTGTAATAAATGAAATTGAAGATGCTATTTTTGATTGGGTAAAACAATATTCCGAATTGGCAGATGAAAATATTCTTTGGTTAAATCAAAATATTCCTCAGCCTAGTTTACCATATATTACCTTAAACTTTCTTACCCCTTTTAATAAAACAGGAAGAGATAATATTGATTATGAAGAATCAGAAACAAAGTTTTATCTTAGAGGGGATAGGTTTTTTGTAATTTCATTACAAATTTACGGTTCTGATTCTCCTAATATTATGCTAAAATTACAAAGAGCGTTAAGTTTGCCTGAAACAATAGAATATTGGAAAAGCAAAAATTTGGCGGTGTCTATTGTTCCTTTGGTAGCTGATACGTCTTTTGTTCTCGATACGTTAGTAGAAAAAAGACAAAGTATGGATATACAATTTTATACAACTGATAATATAGAAAGCACTATCAGCCGTATTGAAAAAACTGAAATTGATTATGATGTTTCAGGAAATGCCGGTCAAATAATAGTTAATTAGGAGGAAGATATGAGTCAATTAGATAATGTTATACAGGTTATAATAACCAGAGGCACAAGAACTATTTCCCAGTCCGGCTTTGGTGTTCCTATGATTTTTGGTATTCATGCTAAATTTGCAGAGGATATAAAATCATATACCGACATAGATGCGGTTTTAGAAGATTTTACAACTAGTGATCCGGAATATAAAAAAGCAGCCGCTCTTTTTGCGCAAACGCCACGTCCACCACTTATAAAAATAGGAAAACGAGTAGCAAATGAAAAACAAAAAGAAAATGTTTCAGTTGATTCCGTTGCGACCGGTACTTATACAGTTACGATTAATGGAAATAATTACAATTACGAAGCATCCGGTGGAGAGGCTCAAGCTGATATTGTTGACGCCTTAATTACAGCCATCAACATTGGTTCTGAACCAGTTACTTTGACAGACAATGGAAATGATTTTGACATAGAAGCCGATGTAGCCGGTGTTGGTTTTACAATCGCAATATCTTCCCCCAGCACAAATATGACTTTAACCACTAGCCAAGCAAATGTAAATATTATTACTGAATTAGCCGCTTTAAGATTATTTGATGATGATTGGTATTGCTTAATTTCTACCTCAAATGCCGATCAAGATATCTTGCAAGCGGCCGAATATATAGAGACATTAGACAAGGTATACGCTGTGCTGGGAATAGATACGGATATTATTACCTCTGCTACAGATGATATTATGTCAGAGTTAAAAGCATTAAATTATAATCAATCTTTTTTAATGTATAGCTCTAGCGCAGATGAACAAAAAGAAGCGGCTTTTGCAGGAAGATGTTTGCCGGAAAATCCTGGTTCAATCACTTGGAACTATAAGAATTTAAGTGGAATTACTACAGAGGCTTTAAACGATACCGAAATATCAAATGCCTTAGGTAAAAATTCTAATGTTTATATTTCGATAAGCGGAATAGGTGTTACCAGAGAGGGAAAGGTTGCCTCTGGAGAATATATTGATGTAACACGAGGAATTCATTGGCTAAAAGCCAGGATTCAAGAGAGAATTTTCTCGATTTTAGTAAATAATAATAAAATTCCTTATACAAATGCTGGGATAGATGCCGTAAAATCCGGCGTTTTGGAAATATTGCGACTTGGTATTGCCAGGGGAGTTTTAGCCGCATCGCCGGAACCGGTTGTTACCGCTCCGGATGTAAGCGAAGTTTCTTCTACAGATAAAGCTAATAGATATTTACCCGATGTTTCGTTTACGGCTACCTTAGCAGGGGCAATTCATACTGTCAAAATCAATGGATTAGTGCAAGTTTAAAGAAAGGAGAAAAAAAATGCCAGAATCAAAAACTTATAATCCCGATCAAGTGTCTGTTATTGTTGGCGGCCGTGTTTTGTCAGGGTTTGCAAATGGGACATTCATAACAGCCGAGCGTGATAGTGATAATTTTTCGGATGCGGCAGGAATTAATATAGTTAGCCGATCAAAAATAACTGATAAAAGGGGCAACATAACTATGGTTTTTCAACAAACTGCGCCGGATGTTGCTTATTTAAGCGATTTATCAAAACAAGATGAATTAGATAGCGGTGGCATTGTTTCGGTTTTAATACGAGATGCAAGCGGAAATTCTTTAGTTGAAGCAGCTGAGGCTTGGTTACAAAAACCAACAGTTGTAACATATGCTGATGAACTAACAAACAGAGAATACGTATTAAGGTGTGCGGAATTAATAATAAATGATAGGGGCAATTAATGATAGAAACAAAAAAAGTAACCGTGGATGACAAAAATTATGTAATTGGGAAATTAAGGGTTTTAGAAGCCCAAAAAATACTTTTTGAATTATTGTCTGTTTGTGGAGGATTTTTAAATAAAGCAGACGTCAAAGAAAATGCAGACAATGTACAATTATTAATAACTGGAATTAGTGGAATAATAGAAAAATTAGAGCCTGATAAATTAATAAGATTAACAAAAGATTTGTTCGGACAAGTTCAATATGAATCGGAAGCAAATAAACTAATTCCTTTATTGCCTATTTTCGAATCTCATTTTCAAGGGAGATTATTTTCTATGTATGAATTACTTTATAAATGCCTGGAATTCAATTTTGAGGATTTTTTTTTAAAAGTCAAAAATATCCCTCAATTACAAGGCATATTAAGCCATCCAAAATTAAAAATGTCGAAATAAATTATTTTATTTGGCGTCTTGTTTTAGAAAATTTGGGTACTTTAGATGAGATTAAAAACAAATGGACGCTTAGTGATGTTTTAGATGCTCATATAATTTTAGATTATACGGCGGAACAAATGGAAAAAATAAATAATGGCTCAAACAAACGTAGTTAGGGAATTAATAATCAAATGGGGGTTTGCCGTAGACGATGCCCCTCTCAAGAGTCTTAATAAAGATATTTTAAGATTAAAAAAAACAAGCATTGCAGTAGGTGCCATTTTAAGTATAACGGCCGCTAAGATAGGATTTGTTTTAAATGAGGCTGCGAAACAAGAGCGGGTTAATATAGCTTTTGAAGCATTTCTAGGTTCAGCCGAGAAAGCTAAAAAACTCATATCGGATTTATACGATTTTGCAAAAAAAACACCTTTCACAATACCAGGCATTGAAGATGCGGCACTTACTTTATTGGGGGTTGGAATTGAAAGCGATAAAATAGTTAGTACATTAAAAAAGCTTGGCGATGTAGCTGCGGGCACTAAAGCCCCGTTATTTCGATTAGCCTGGAATTTTGCACAGGTAAAATCACAAACCAAATTAACTGGAAGAGAAATAAAAGACTTTGGGGTGCTTAAAGTACCGATATTGGCAGTATTAGCTAAACAATTCGGGAAAACAACAGCAGAAATCTCAAAAATGGTTAGTGTAGACAAAATATTATTTGAAGATGTTGATAAAGCATTTACAAACATGGCTTCAAAAGGCGGAAAGTTTTTTAATTTGATGTTTAAATTATCAGAATCATTATTCGGAATTATTAATAATGTTAAAGATAGTATTACTATTTTAGCGAGAGAAATAGGATGGGTATTATTACCAGAGGCCAAACGATTGTCTAATCAATTTTTAGAGTATTTAACAATAAACAAAAAATTGATCGTTACTAAAGCAATAAGCCATTTTAAAGTAATGATAAAATTCTCAAGAAATTTATACGAAACCCTAAAAATAACACTTGAAATTTTTTCTTTGTTTATAAAAGTAATAGGCGGGGTTGAAAGGGCTATCAAATTACTTGCTTTTGCATTATTAGTTTTTTTGCAGCTTCAACTCGCTGTTTTTTTGGGGCGAATCACTCTTTTATTTTGGCAATTTGGAAAAGCCGTAAAATATGGATCCTTGATGACTACATTTTTTAATGCATCTATAC